TGATGCTATTTATTCAACTGAAGTCTTTGAGCATATTTATGATGAAGAATTAGAACGTATTATACCACAACTTTACAAGGCTTGCAATATGTATTTTTACTTTACATCCACTCCTAATCCAACTACACCAGAGTGGGATGCTGAATGGGGTCATATTAATCTTAAAAGCAAAGAGGAATGGATAACAATGTTTGAAAAGCATGGTTTTATTTATCATTGTGACGAAAAATCCGTAACAGAATGGGGAATGATATTCAAGAAATAGAAAAAAGGTTGTACACTTCAGAGGAAATTGATTTTCTAAAGACCTTTTATCCGTACATCCACAACCAAGACCTTGCCGAAATATTAGGCCGATCTGCTATATCTATTGGAGGCAAGGCTTGCACAATGAAAGTGCATAAATGCAAAGGTTTTTATAAGTTAAATATGCGCAGAGTTTCAGCCATTGGAAGAGAAAAAGTGCCACACAGAACAAGTTATTATACAAAAGGACATGAAAGTTGGAACAAGGGTAAGAAGATTAGCGATGAACATAGGCAGAAATTAATTGATAGCAGTTATAAAAAAGGTAATATTCCTTTTAATATTAAGCCTATTGGGGCAACTCGTAATATTAATAACTACAACGAAATCAAAGTCGACCATGCAAAGTGGATAGCAGTTAGCCGCTACAACTGGATGCAAGTGCATGGTGAAATACCACAAGGCTATGTTATCTTCCACATTGATGGCAACCACCTCAATGATCACATCGACAATCTATGCCTTATCACCAGAGGGCAAATGGCAACCATTAACAGGCATTACAACGGCCTCACACCAGAGTTAAAAGAAGTACAAATAATTTTAAACCAGATTAAACAACTTACCAAATGAGACTAACAAAAGATGAAGCTCGAATATTAGCCGAAGCTATGGAGGAGTATAAGTACAAAGTAGTAGAAAATCCTCATTATAAAGAATTAGGAGTGTTTAGTAAACTATTTGATTTGCAGCACAAATTAGAAATGTTTGGCGATGATAAACGCAGGAATGGCAGAACAAGCCAAGATAATTTTAACGACTTAATTAAAAGATTAACAAAATGAAAAACAAAATCAGCGACCTCCGCAATCACCTCTTTTCCGTTCTTGAAGAACTTACCGATCCCGATTCCACCTACGACATTGCCAAGGCCAAGGTTGTGGCAGATGTTGCCCAGGTGATTATCAATAGTGCCAGTGTTGAAAATCAATACCTAAAGATAGTTGGAGGGAGTCATGGCAGTGGGTTTATAGAGGATAGGAATGAGATCAAACAAATAAACGAGAAAGTGTAATGGAAACAACAAACAACTTTTTAAAAACCGCACTGGACAAAGCTATGACCTACACCACGCCAGACAAGGTTTTGCAATGGGTAAAGCTGCAAAGTTTAATAGGGAATCCGCCTTGGAAAAGAAAAGGGAAAAGTAAATAAAATTATGTATATTTACATATCCTTTGAATGGAGTAGAGCCTATTCAAAGGAACTGAAACAACACAATATTGTTTCAACCATGCCCTAACATAGCTCTACGTGTTAGGGCTTTTTTTTGCTAAAAATTTATTATGAAAATATTACAGGAACTTGAAAGCCTTATTCCCCCTTTATCAAACGAGGAATTTAAGCAGCTGGAACGAAACATTCTTGAAGAAGGAATAAGAGAGCCATTAATTACATGGAATGGTATTTTGATTGATGGGCACAACCGATACAGGATTGCGCAGGAACATGATATTAATTATGAAACACTTGAAAAGGAGTTTGGAAATTTAAATGATGTAAAAATATGGATGGTAAACAATCAACTTGGAAGGCGAAATTTACAAGATTTTGTAAAAGGTGAGCTTCATGATGAATTAGATAAATTAAATAAAATAAAAGGAGTTGAAATATATAAAGAAAAATCAGTTTTTAAAGGCAATCAATATTCTGCTCCGTTATCAATAATTGATAACGAACCAAAGCATAATACTCAAAAAATAGTAGCCGAAAAGCTTGGTTGGAGTACTGGCAAAAAAGCAATGTTTGACATTGTAAAAACAAAAGCACCGGAGGAAGTAAAGGAGAAATTAAGAACAGGAGAGGTAAGCATTAATCAAGCATACAAGGAAATAAAGAAGGAAGAAAAGATTATAGAAAGAAAACAGGATATTAAAAAACAATTACAAGATATTGAAAGTGGTAAATTACCAGAATTATGGGGAAAGTATGAAGTTGTTGCAATCGACCCTCCTTGGGCTTATGAGGAAAAAGGAGGTTTAAGTTCAAATGATTTTAATCCAGAAACAACAAGAGGTACTACAACTTACCCAACTATGAAAGTAAATCAAATTAAAGAAATTGATTTGCCATTAACAGATAATTCAGTTGTATTCTTATGGACTACCCACGCCTTTTTAAAAGATGCATTTGATATTTTAGAACATTGGAATTTAAAATATAAAGCAACTTTAGTATGGGATAAAGAAAAAATGGGTATGGGTAGGACAATTAGACTACAGTGTGAATTTTGTTTAATTGCATTTAAAGGAAATCCAATATTTAATGGAAGCAGTGAAAGAGATATTATAAGAGAATCAAGAAGAGAGCATTCAAGAAAACCAGATGCTTTTTATCAATATGTAGAAAGGTCAACCATTGGGAGAAAATTAGAATATTTTAGTAGAGAAAAAAGAACAAATTGGGAAATATATGGAAACGAAGTTAATAAGTTTTGAAAATAAATTGTTTTTTGGAGAAGAAGGTGAAAAAGAAATTGCAATTTCATTAATTAATAATGGTGTTGCTTTAATGCCAATGTATCAATTTACTAAAGAAAATGCACCTTATTTATTAGACAAAATAAATAAAATTACCGCTCCAGATTTATTTTGTATAAAAAATGGAAAATGTTTATTTGTTGAAGTTAAAACAAAAAATCAATGGGTAAAATGGTCTGGTGTTTTACAGACTGGTTATAATACTAATCATTTACAGAGTTACATTAATATAAGTAAACTCTATGGAATAAATGTTTATATATGTTTTAACCATAAGGAAATATCACCAATAGGTAAATTTTACATTGAAATACAAGATTATTATAGGCAATGGGATGGTAAAACTAATGGTAAATTAGTAAGTAAACCATTAACTTTTTACAGGTACGATAGAATGATTGATGAAAATGATTTTTTAGACAATATTGATTATTACGCAAACTTAGCTTATGAATAAGGTAAATAATAAAATAAAGGAAAACTTTACAACAATTCCTAATAGCGTTATAAGGAATAAGGCACTTTCCGACCGCGCCCGATTCCTTTTTTGTTACATGGCATCCATGCCCAATGATTGGCAGTTTTACCAATCTGCGATGGCAAAGGAATTAAATTACAGTAAGGATACTTTAAGAAAGTACATGGAGGAATTATTGACTACTGGCTACTTAATAAGGGAACAAAGGAGGGAAAAAGGTAAGTTTGATTCCTACGATTATACCATTAATTTTTCACCGTGTATGGAAAATACCGACACGGTAAAAAACGGCAGCGGAGAAATACCGAAGCGGGAAAAGTCGACAGTAACAAAGAAAGACTTTGAACAAAGAAAGAATAATAAAAATAAAGACTTTGATAAAGGTTGTGAATTTGAAAATCCACTCCCTGAAACAAAAATAAATAATCCTTTCTCTCGCCAGGCTTACCATGATTCCATTTCCTATGACCCAGTGTTAAAAGAAAAATTAAAAGTTGCGGAAAAAGAAAAAGAAAGCCGCGAACCCTCGGAAACCTATCTCTGTTTCTCCGCTTTCGCCTCGACCTATGAACGGCTTGCAGGTGTTACCTATCCTAGTGATAAAGGCAATTTTATTATGACAGCTAAAGATGGTGCAAACTGCAAAAAGTTAGTAACATGGCTAAAGAAAGTATCTGCCAGTGAGCAGGCAGCTGATGAAATGGTAACAATGTTTACCACTGCTGCATGGCAAATATCCGATAAATGGTTAAAGGCTAACTTTACAATAAGCAATATCTACTCACAGGCAAATAATATTTATACTAAATTTATTTATTCCAACCCTGCCGCACAGGAGAAGCGGAGACAGGAGGAGATTGAGAGACTTGTAAATGAATATCAACCATGAAACACGGAAGCTTATTTAGTGGTATAGGTGGATTTGACCTTGCCGCAGACTGGATGGGATGG